CTTCAGGTTCTGGCCTAGCTTCAGGTTCTGGCCTAGCTTCAGGTTCCGGTCCTATATATGCGACATTGAATGAAACAAATTTTGTAGTATGGCTGGACCCTTTAAAAAATGATCTGAATGTGGGCGCAATAACAACCAGAACAGGAACAACCCAGGACAAAAGACAGATAGAATCAGCTATCGTTGAAAATGTTCCAGTCAAAAAAGTCTTCCGTCTCACTGTTGTTTTTACAGATAGATTCCTGGAAGTATATATAAACGGAAAATTAGAATCCACAAAACCGTTTTCACATGAACTTAAAAGTGTAGCGGATACGACAAAATTCTATCCTGTCATAACGGAAGCAACCCCGAGTGTTCAAGTATCAAATCTCACATTTTGGCCCAGAATTTTGTCTGCCCGCGAAGTCCAGGCATGGGGTTCTCCAATGAGTAAGGAGTCATTCTATCCATCTAAGTAGATGGAGCCTAGGGCCTTGCTATTTATAGTAGTATTTTTACTAATTCTGGGAGGTGTATTCTATTATTTCAACATGGGATTTAAACCTAAAATCGTAGCAAATGCGACGGGACCTTTCCCCTTAAATTCTTCAGAACTTATATCCTCTATGGATACAAAACAATTCTATATGGAAGGAATTGGGAGTTTTTCTACATTCGTAAACATTGAATCAGTGAATCGCACGGGTTCCTATACATCCTGTGGAACGGGGCCAGGTCAAGTTTCTTGCGGAGATGGAAGCTTTGCGCCATGTGCATGTGTTGCCGCGACAGGTGATTGCACGCAATGTGTTCATTCTGGATATACTCCTATATTTAATATATCGGATGTAGCAAAACTAGAAATACTAACTGCCCCGGATGCGAGCCGCCAAGGTATGGCAATGTCACATCTTGTTATTAAAACCATTACAAAAGGGACAGGAGGGACCCCCCAGGTATATATAGAAACACTAAGACTTCCACCCATTTCTTTACAGAAATGGATCATGGTAACTGTGGCACGCGAAGGCCGCCGATTCGACGTGTATTATAATGATACAATTGTTCTATCTCAAAAGACAATGTATATGCCTATATCGGATCCATCCTATACGAATATGAAGGGTGTTACTTCCGGTTCGAATACGTTAAAAGGTGAAATGGCATTGGTGAATCTTTACAATTATCGCCTGAGCAGCTTGGATGTGAGCGCAAAATACAGGGAATATTCCGATACGCGAGGACATCCGCGTATTTCGCAAGATCTAATCGGTAATTTTTCCGTGAATTTGTGTCCATCCGGTGGCTGTTTTGACATGCCCGTGATTAAACCCGCATCACCTCTGTATGAATGGACTTCCTCTTACAGCTAGTAGAGCTCCTACTTATTTTAAGACATGTACCGTTTAATATTATATTTACTTGCACTACAAGTAAATATAATATGAAAAGGCACATGTCTTAATTTTGGTATATAATTATAGAAGTATGGATAGCAATCCTTCAAGTAATAATAGCGTGGTGTTTAGAATTATAACTGTTTTGTTTGTTGTCCTCGGCTTAGTAGCAATTTATTACCTATACCAATATTTATATACTTCTTCCAATAATAAAAGCACTATGTTGCTTTCAGGGAAGAAAGCGGCGGATTCATCCCCTACAAACCTCCCGACAATCCCCACTCCCTACGAAGGTGGAGAATATTCTGTGAATACGTGGGTCTATATAAGCAGTTTCAATAAAAATATGAATAAGCGGAAACACATATTTGAGCTTCAAGGTAATATCTTTTCAACACTTCTTATTGGCCTCGGGGCATTTAATAATACTCTAGTGGTTCGGACACATACAAAGTCTGTCGAAGGATTTGCCAATTGGACTACAATGACGGGTGGGTCAGGAGTAGGGACAAATCCGCCAAATGCCCAAGATAATGTTGGTAATCTTTCGGCAGCATCTTTGAACACCACGTTCGCGGCGTTAGCTATGAATGATTCTTTACTGGATACTCCCCCCATTTGTGATCTACCCGAGATTGATCTCCAGCGCTGGACGATGGTTACGGTTGTTCTCAACGGTCGCACAATTGACGTGTATATGGATGGAAAACTCAGCAGATCATGTGTGGCACCATCCTATTATAAAGTAGATCCTACGGGTGTGAAGGCAGTTATGACATCCCGCGGCGGATTTGACGGATATACAGGTGCCACATCTGTTGCAAATTATGCTATGAATCCGGATGAGATTTACAGGGCGTATCTTTCGGGACCCGAAGGCTCATCCACGGATATTCTGAACTGGTTTGTCTCTCTTTTCAAAGGTTCCTCCTAACTAGAGAATGTCCAATCCATATAATACATCAATAGCTTCAGGAGTACCCGGGCAAATTTTAACAGGTGTAATCACAGTAGTTGTAACGGTATTAGTCGCTTTTTCAGCCGAGATGTTATACGTCATTACTATGAATTCCCGCAACCGCTTTCAAACACTCGTAGGTTCTACAGTAAACGCGGGTGAATCTAGTATTGTAATACATCAAGATGAATCCAAATATACAGATGCGAAACCTATTGGCGTATCTGTCAATGAACGAACGGGTATTGAATTCGCATATTCAACCTATTTGTTTATAGAGCCATCTACTTTCACGGGAAATGATGTGTATAAACATGTGTTTCATAAGGGATATTCAAATCCCTGGCCTCTGATGGGGCCTGGTGTATTTATAAATGGCGTTACAAATACAATGCGCGTGGTAATGAATACGTATAAAAATCCATTCACATATGCCGATGTCTTGAATGTTCCCGTAAATAAATGGTTTCACCTTGTCTTGAATTGCTATAAAAAGGGCCTCGATATTTTCATTAATGGAAATCTGGCGAATCGCATTTCATTTCAGGACACGATACCCTATCAGAATTATCAGGATATTATTATTTTTTCAAATTCAAAGAATAACACATTGAATGGGAGCACTATACCCGCTCTGAATGATCATGACTTTCATATGGATGGTTCTATGGATGGTCTTATATCGAATCTGATATATGCCCGGTATGCGCTTTCTATGAATGAAATTCAGAGCTTGATGACAGCTGGACCTTCTTCAAAAATACAGCAGAAAGTATACGATAAGCCCCCCTATTTGGGAGATGATTGGTGGACACGCAGTTCTAGTTAAAAAGGCCTAAGCATAATCTCTTCTATTCCAGTAAGGATTCAGAAGAGACTATGACGGGTGGAGGATTATTAGCACTCGTCGCATACGGCGCTCAAAATGTTCTTTTGAGCGGAAATCCGCAGATGACATATTTTTACAAGGCGTTCAAGCGCTACTCACATTTTGCTATGGAAAGTATCACAATCCCACTTACAGGACCCAACGAGCTTTCTTACGATCAACCCATACAACTCCGGGCGAAAATCCCTCGGTATGGAGATCTTTTATCCGATATGGTATTTACCTTTACCATACCTGATATATACAGTAAATATATAACTCCAACAACTCCAGGTCGCATCAGTCAATGGGAATTTCAGTGGGTCCGGTATCTTGGCGCGGCAATTATTCAGAACGCAGCGATATTTGTAGGTGGTCAGAAGATTCAGGAGTTTGATGGAGCGTATCTTCTCAGTCGTGCGCTATTGGACATAGATCAAGACGCATTTCTAAAATGGAAATATCTCGTGGGGGACACTCCCGAACTTACAGAGCCGGCCTTGGGAGCATATGCGGGTGGCACGAATCATACTGGGTATCCGACGGTGATTCCAGACACCAGCCGCACACAACAGTTAAATCGTCCCTCTATTTTTGGTCGTAATATTCATGTCCCTCTATCTTTCTGGTTTACGGAAGCTCCGTCGCAGGCTCTACCACTGATAGGGCTTCAATATCAAGAATGCGAGATCCAATTGACTCTCAATCCAATCTCGCAACTGTATACGGTGCTCGATGCTTCCGGATATCGTGTGGGGCCGGATTTCAGTATGAATGCAACCGCCGATCAAATATATCAGAATAATCCTAATTATTCCGCGACTACGAATACAGGTGCCCAGATACGCAACTTTTTTACGGATATTGGCTATTCAGTTCCGGCCCTGAATAGCTGGTTTATGAATCCGATTCTACAGGGGACGTTCATATACTTACCGAAAGAGGAGCAGCAGATATTTGCCAGTAGGCCACTCAGTTATATGATCCCACAGCTCGTGACATATCCATTTCCCGGACAATATACACGCCAACTTCTAGACCTTCAAACACATAATCCAATCACGCGACTCATTTTCATTCAACGTCGTTCCGATGCAGGGCAGCGAAATGATTTTGCGAATTTCACAAACTGGTATACATATCCATTCGCGCCCTTTCTACCTACTCCGAATGCCACCAACTTTCAAAAACAGAGTTCTACGTCGGGCATCCTAATAGCAAATACGCAGCAAGATATTATTAGGAGTCTCCGAGTATTATGCGATGGGAATGAAATCCAGGAACAGAAGCCCGTAGATTTCTTTACGCGCTTCTCTACCTATAGATATACAAGGGGAATTGGCCAGGATGGGTTGCCTATATATTCGTTTCAGTTGGGACAATCCCCTACTCAAGCTTCGGGTTCCATCAATGCCAGTCGCATACGAAATTTTCAAATAGATATGGACGTCTATCCTCTCCCCGTAGATACGAATTACACGTATGATATAACCGTCTATGTAGAAAATATCAATTGGTTTGAGGTTGTATCAGGTATGGGGGGGCTCAAGTATGCTCTCTAAGGCAATTCTTTCGGCCAATTTACCTGAATATGGGGTTCCAGAAGAGCTCGCCCTCCTTTCATCACTTTTGCCGTGTTTGGAGAAGCGGTCAGCAGATCTGCGAGTTCTTCTTCATCTGCGACAATGTAGCAATTCTTCTTATCAACGAAATCTGTCGCAAAGTCTTCCACCCAGCGCTTATTTATAACAAGAGCACACTTGTTATAAATAGCCTCTAGGAATGTATATTGGGATCCTCCCCCATCATGTTTAATAACACTCATATCAACCACGAATTTGGCATCTCTCAGAATATTGGAAAGTTCTTCAAAACTCTTCTCGAATTGGCCCTTATAATATTTCTGAAATCCCATATCCTTTAGTTTAAAGAATACATATTGGCGATTGATTGCTCCATATATATCTACCGGGTCATCCAATAGTTTATTGGCTTTTATAATAATATCCGTGTGCTTATCAAAATCCACCCGAGATATACTTACGGCCCTGTCAGGATGAGGATCCTTTTTGAAAGGATATTCATAAAATGGATGCAGTATGAACTTGCTTTTCACCCTGAGAGTATCTTTCAAGAACTTTTTTACAGATTCACGAATGGTAATGATCTTGAAGCGACTTAAATTCCTGAGAACGGGCTCCTTTCCTTTGCCAGACACTTCTGTAGGGTCGTGTATGACGAGATAGCTCCCCGAAGGAATCTTATCCAAATATTCATAATAGGATTTATCAATGGCAGTTATGAGAATTTTGCCAGGGGGCAAATCGTCTATTGCCCGATTTTGATAGGCGGCTCCATATCCATATTCTCGTTGCTTGGATTCCGTTTTAGAACCAATCTTAAAGAGGGGAAAATTGTATTTTAGCGATAAGTGGGCGGTGAAAGATACCCACCCGCCATATATGGGGCGCGCCATGTAAAATAAGTTGGGCATTCGGACCGCTTCTAAAGAACGGGGGGATGAAAAAGAGTCCCGGGATTTACTCACCATGGTATAGTATGGCAAGCTTGTTATCCACCCTCGGAATTACAAATACGGCGGCGCCCGATCCATCCACGTATACAAATATTAAAGCTGAAACAGCAAATCTGGCAGAAGCAAAGACGGAGTTGAATAGCATACTAAGTAACATTCGTATCGCAACAAATGCAGCCCAACTTGCAGGACTCCCCCCTAGTTATACGGAATCTCTTACTGCATTGTCAAATGAGGCCACGAGTGCTGCAAATTCGAATATGACATCTGCGCAAATTGCAGCAAAAAATACGGAAATTGCAGCGAAAATGGCGGAGTTAAAGGAACAACAGAAGCTAGCTGTTCGACAACAAAGTATTGATGATATGGAGGCTGCCGTTAAAACTATAACGGAACGTTTAAATGTAATACGGGCGGATCAACGAACGAGTCCAGAACTTTTAGAAAAATATGAAACACTTTATAAAAATGCGGAGGCGGCACTTGTTGCGGTAAAAGCACCGCCTGAGGCAAAAAAGGAGGGTTCTGAGTCGGAACCACCTGCTCTAACGTATTTAACAGCCGCACAATACTTGGATGAACTTGATTCACTTGATACACTGAAAGACGCCGAGGAAAAGAAGGACTTTAATTGGTCTCGCCTGGCTAAACGGATATTAGGATGGACCATGTATTTTGCAATGATTATTAGTTTAATTATAGGATTTTTATTTGGTGGAATTATTATGTCCAATAGCTTTGCGGAAGATAAATTCTGGGCTATTAAGATATATTATTTTATTTATGGAGCCGCCCTATTTCCTATATCTATATCGATGGGAGCGGTGGCACCTCCTTACTGGGTATCCACGTTCATTCCCCTATTTTTAACGAAAAATGTTCCTGGAGTTCCTATGGTTCCTATGGTTCCTCGAGTTCCTGTTGTTCCTGGAGCAGCTCCTGCCCCTCCTAAAAGTCCTACAGCAGGCATATTATCTGCTTTAAGAAAAATTCCAGGGCTCCCCCAATTTGGAGGATCTTCAGAACCATCCACGGGAGGCCTATTCTCCTATCAACTCGTCGATCCAAAAAATCCCACTGCAACACAGAAATTATGGAAAAATATCTTACGCGGAATAAGTATTAGCGAAATTGTATTGTTATTGGGTGTCAGTGTATATTATAGACTAGATAAGATTCTTTTAACAAATATTCAAAAAATAATAAATACCGTCAAAAAGTAGCCTTAAAGGTTCTAACTGTATCTATGTAGAATGAGCCAACCCGCTGCAAAATCACCACAAGAAGCGATGAATTTTCCGTTTGTTTCGGTGATTACTCCCACCTATAATCGAAGAAAATTTATACCACAGCTCATACAAATGTATAAGGCGCAGAATTATCCTTTACATCGTATGGAGTGGATTATACTGGACGATGGCTCGGATCCTATTGGAGATCTTTTGAAGGATACAAATATTCCTAATCTAAAATATGTGTATGATTCTGAAAAAAAGACGATTGGTGCGAAGCGAAATCGTCTAAATCGGGAATCGTGTGGGGATATTATTATTGCCATGGATGATGACGATTATTATCCTCCAGAAAGAGTCTCTGCGGTTGTTATAGCCTTCAAACGCAATCCAAATATCCAGCTCGCGGGCGCCTCTGAAATTTATATGTATTATTCGGATATCGAGGCTATTTACAAACTAGGTCCATACAATGCAAAACATGCCACGAATGGCACTATGGCATGGCGGCGTTCATACGCAAATTCGCATGTATATGATGAAGATGTAACCCATGCGGAAGAGCGTTCATTTCTGGATGATTATATTAATCCTATGATACAACTGGATCCCTTTAAAGTCATGCTCGTGATGAGTCATTCAGAAAATACGTTTGACAAGACGAAAATGCGTAATACTATAAGTCCATACATACAAAAGACGAATATGAAGCTGAAAGATTTTATACGAGACGGCAAACTCCGTGATTTTTTTAAAGCGGCCTAGCAGAATAAACAGCCTTAAGAATACATTCTACATGAATACAGAAATGACAAGCTATACTACTCTACAGAACAGAAAAGTGTTTACAACAATGGCGGATGTCTATACGAATTCGCTAACAACTGATTCGCCGCGCGTGGATGTAGCCGTGGATTCTTTAAAAGTGAATCTCCGCTCTCATCAGCAGGCTGTATTAGCTGCTATGGAGAATAAAGAGCAACAACTTCTGAAAGGGCTTGATTGTTCAGGAGAAATATTGTATTCGTCGTATGGAATTTTAGGAGATTCCGTGGGCGTTGGGAAATCACTGATGGTGATGGGACATATTGCGCGATTGAAAACAATTCCCCCCTTGGAAAGTTCGTATAGTATGGGGAGGAATAGCACAGATAAAGTCTTCAGCCTTAAACACAATTATTTTACAGATCTAAGTGAGGCCAATTGTTTGGTCATAGTTCCTCATACTCTTTTTAGACAATGGGCGGATTATATTAAGAAGCAGAGTAATTTAAAGGGGCTCTTATTGGATAAGAAAAATTCATTGAAGACGGATACTTTTTTACAGGATGTGATGGCGTCGGATGTCGTTCTTGTGAGTAATACCCTCTATAAAGAATTTAGTGTATGGCAGCGGGACAATGATATACGATGGAAACGCGTATTTGTGGATGAGGCAGACACTATTCACATGGTGAATGGATATCCGAAACCAAATGCGAGATTTACATGGTTCATAACAGCTTCTTGGATGAATATTCTTTTTTCAAATGAGACATTGTATATACATAAAACAAGCCTTCATACGAATGTATTTGGAGATAACGCGCCCTATTCGTTTTTGAAACCGCATTTTGACGAGATGTACCGATCCACGCGCCCATACGATTACATTCGGTATAACATGACATCTTATAATTTTTTCAGGGATCTTGTGAATCATGATCACATTTTACGCGGGAATCTTGTGATTCGGTGTAATGATACATTTATACAGGAATCTATTTCATTGCCGCCTCTTACTAGAATAAATATTCTATGTAGAATCCCTATTACACAGCGTATTGTATCGCAGGCCATTCCTGCGGATATACAGCAGCTTCTTCATGGGGGAGATGTAACAGGGGCGATTCAAGCACTGGGAGTCAAGGCGGAAGATACGACGAGCCTCATTGATGCCGTCACGAAGAATTTACAAAAGGAGCTGATACGTCTGAAGGCGACTTATGAATTTAAGGCGGCGCTTGAATATGCCACTCCGCAGTCGAAAGAAACGGCACTGAGTTCTCTCGCAACAAAGATGAAGGAGAAAGAGGAGGCCATTAAAAATATTCAAGAACGCATTGATGGCTTTAAGGATGAGATGTGTCCTATTTGCTATGATGACCCAGCAGAGCCTATTATTACCCCATGTTGTTCCCGAATTTTTTGTGGAAAGTGTATACTTTTGTGCTATACACGGAACCCTACATGCGCCCTCTGTAGGACGCCCTTTCAATTAAAAGATCTTACGAAGGTGGTGAGTAATAAAGAAGAGACTGCAATTGTGGATTCGAATACGGGGACGAATCCTGAGGATATGTTGGAGAAGAAACCTGAAACACTTATGCGATTATTTCGGGATAACCCTGAGGGTCGTTTTCTCGTTTTCAGTCGCTACGACAATCCTTTTACAGCTATGGAGACGGCTATTGAGGGCGTGGGAGTGAATGTGAAGCAGCTAAAAGGAAATAAGGATGCTATCGCATCCACCTTGCGCGCATTTCAAAGTGGTGATATTCGCTGTTTGCTATTGAATTCACACTATGCGGGGTCCGGATTGAATATAACAGCGGCGACTCATGTGGTTCTTCTCCACGCGATGACACATGAGGAGGAGAAACAGATTTTGGGACGGGCCTATCGAATGGGACGAACGGGCCCTCTACAATTTATACGCCTACTACATTCGGATGAAATGCCGACGACGAACTAAGTTTGACAGTTGCCGGTAATTGTATTATAGAATTTTTCCAAGCTAATTGCTTCGTAGCGCCTCACTTTGTCTGGACGCAGAGATCCATTTTGAATTTCTGCGTGCGCATACATGGGGGCTAGACGGACTGGAACACCTCGAGTTTCAGAAATATCACATAGCAACTTCCATGCATTAAACATGGCCGATTGTTTTGTTAATACAGGTGTGTATCGGAATTCGTCCATGGTGAGTCGTTTTGAATCTTCCGAAAGAACTGCTTCTCTTGATAGGCGCAAACTAATAATCTTCAATTTGAGCTTTAAAGAAAGGGGTAGAATGGTCCAACATTGGTAAAAGAACGCCCAGAAATCTCCCTGATCGGACACTTTATAGGCATCAAAAAGAGTCAAATACATTTTCCAGGCTTCGTTCGTATTTCCTTTCGCAGCTTCGATTCTTTCAGGGATATTTTCCAGGCTTACTAAACTTGCGAGATTCCCTTCATTGTTTTCAATATCAAAATCAAGCAATGGATCCCAATCGCCCCAGAGAGTCCACCACGCCACTGCTGCAACTCCCTCGGGAATATTCATTACGTGATCAGGAATTTCTAGACCTTTCATCTGTCGCTGGAGGGCGCGCAAATCACCATTATACGCTTCTGGAGGATCTTTCCCCAACCATTCCCGAATTACAGTGGTTGTCACCGGACTCACTTTAAAGGTGAGACATAGTTTCGCTATTTGTTGGAGAGTTCGTGTATCGAGTGAATTACTGATTAAAATGAGAGGCCGGCCGTCTTTGACTTCTTTGGATTTCAAATATGCGTGAAGTTCATTTAAACCGCCTCGCTCTCCATTGCTGAGTCCATCAATCTCATCTAAAAGAACTCCGATGCCCCCCTTTTGTCCGGATTCAATCATTTGAACAATACCCCCTTCGCGCAACAAGGGTAGAATCGTCTTGCGAAAAGATGTTCCAGATCGTGTATGACTCGCATTAAATTCTACTGTCTTCAAGCCTGCTTGACGGAACACCCGATGGGCGATTGTAGTCTTACCAATACCGGGTGCCCCTAATAATAGCACGGCAGGTTGCTTGCGAGTAATCAGCCATTCATTGAGCTCTCTTTCAATGAATGGGTGAAGACATACTGTATCCTGTTTTAACATCTATACGGAAGAGTTCAAAGCCTTTAAGGGGGGAGAGGAGGTTGTCCTCCAATACACACATATCCATCCCAAACACCCTCCCATGTAACTTTCTTTTCTTTTGCGTGTGCGCATAGTTTATCAATTCTATCTTGCCCTGTTGAATTGGTGAATAAATGGAATAAATACTTTTCATCTGTTTGGGATGGACCCGTCCATTTAGACAAGCCAGTAGAACCAGACGGGTATGTAACGCCTATTGTATCTACGCAGACTTTTTCAGAATTAATAGTTGTAAGAGTGAGGAAATCAGGGCAATAGTTTAAGACTGGTTTCCAAGGGGAAGGTGCTAATATAACAGAGCCGGACGCTGGGAACCATCGTAGGCCGAAGAAAATAGAAATAGCAAGAGCTCCTACAAAGAATATTCCAGCCGAGATTTGCTTGCCACCGTTGTAAAAAGAGTAGCTTCCTCCCGTTGTGAAGACAATCGCCAGGAATATGTAAAACCAATACATAAGATCCATCTCTACCGATAGGAACGATATTCTTAGATACAAGGTTTCCAAGAATATCGTTGTATATATGTTAACCTCCCACGGCCTGTTTATCGGCCGAAGTCGTTCCTCCCACGGCCTGTTTATCGGCCGAAGTGGGCGACAGGTGCAGGGTTGCCATTGCCCTCAAAGCCAAGCTCAATGTAGCCAGTGTAGTAGTCATCGCCCAAAGAGGCTGCACGACCACCCACACCAAAAGTGGAGATGGTAGAGTTATAGACAAGCTGCACCTTGCGGAAGGTGCGGAGAGAAGACGTGACAGTCTTACCCATGTCCTTGAGGACTGCTCGGCCAGGATTAATCAAGGAGGAGAGCGTCTGGGGGCTGCTCAGCCAATAAGACCACGTAGCCGCTGACAGGGAAGGCCCACCAGCCACAGTATTCAAAGAATACACCTGGCCAAGAAGAGACCCCACATTGATATAGAAGCCAATATCCGCGTTGTTAACCTTAACACTGGAACCAACAGACGTCATTTGTATATCCCGGAGTTAGAAAAGAATTTTGGCTGATCGCTGGCCAAAGAGCCGGTAGATTATCTCCTGTTTTCATATTCCTCGGTAATAGAGAGATGCCAGATACCGGAAATGCCCCCCCTGATTTTGTATTACCCCTAACCGCGAATGCCCCAGCCGGACAAAATGGACGCGTGGCTTTTGCCGGTTCTAACTTTGCAGACCGAAATGCCGGTCTTCCCGGATTTGCAACTGAGACGGGTGTAGAAGCTGACTTTCAAACGGATATGCTCCGGGGGAATTGGGAAGTAACGCCGGTAAGTTCTGCTTTCTTTTCCGTAGAGAATGTGAAACGGCTACAGCAACTTATACGAAAGGGGGTCTATGATCGGAGTCAGCCGAAGGGATATGTTATCGATGATCAATCCACCGATGAATTAAAGATTATTATGCGAGCCATTTATTATCAGTATGCGCGGAATATGCCGAAGGATGTCAAGGCGCAAGTGGAAGATCTGAACCGTAAAGTGACAGATTGGTCCGTGCCTCATATTCTTTCCGCCGTAGATCATTATTACTTTTACCTGAATGACATTAGTCATATGCCAATACCTCTGGCGCAACCTCAACATTTGAGCCGTGCCGGAACAAAGTCGCTACCATTGAATCCATTCATGTAACCGCCATGCGGCGAAATTCCCATAAAGCTGCTGCCCTCCCTTTATAGGATGTTGTATGGAACCGCACAGTTCAACGGTCGGGGGAGGAGTCCTCCATCGACCGAAGACCGGATGTGCTTCAAGAATCTCATGGAACAGTGTGATTTATTCGCAGTGTTTGATGGTCACTCGGGTCCCGGAGTTGCGAGCTATACCGTAGAAGTTCTCCCTCAGCGCATTCAAGCAGCCTTGAAAGAATCACCGGACGCTTTGACAGATATTGAAAAGTTAAAAACAATCTTGAGAAAGATCTTTATTGAACACGATAAAGATCTTGCCAGGAATATTACAAAAAATGGGGATTCCGGATCTACTGCAACTATAGCTCTTATTACAGCGACGCACATCGTGGTAGCCTATATCGGAGATTCCCCGTGTTTCATTATGAATCCTTCCTCTGGAATGATTCTTCCGGGTGGGGAAATGGGAAAGCACGAGCCCACACTTGCCGAAGAGTCTGCACGAATTCGGCGTGCCGGTGGGAAGGTGGAAGTAGATGACATGGGCGTTCCGCGTGTAGATGGTCTCATGGTGTCCCGTGCTTTTGGTGATTTCAGTATTAAATTTCCCGATCTACGGAAACCCCCATTTGATTCGGATTGGAGGGAAATGAAAGTGACAGCCCACCCAGATATTCTCGTCATGGAGCGACCTGAACATGGTATATTGGCGATAATGTCCGACGGGATGGTGGAAACCGATTCTACAGCGTTGAAGGCGTTGCCTCTCGTGGCAGCAGATATATTCAAGGCTCTTACCGCAAACGCGTATGATTTACCAGCGACGGCAAAGGCAGTTGTGGGGGCTCATGTGAAGGAATCTTCTGGAAATGCGCCCAAGAATTACGATGGAGATGATCTTTCGTTGATTCTGGTGGATGTGGGGACACATAAGGGGCCGCAGCTTGGGGGAAATACGAAGAATGCTATTCAGTCTGCGCTGAACACAATAAATAACCGTGTTCAATCGTATAAGGCGAAGAAGAAGAAGAAGTTGAAAACGGCGAAAGTGAATCGGCTGATAAAAGTTTTTACGTGTTAGATAAATAGAATTGGGGATATGCCTGATAATAAAAAGAATGCGGACTCACGAAATAAATCATCTCCGGCTGGTAATTCCGACGAAAGAGCACTGCTAAATGCGAGTATGAAATGCCCACGGGTCTAAATTGGATACTTCACGGTTCATAAAAAATTTTCTGTAAATCATACTGCTTAAGAACTTATGCCTTCACCTTCATCTTCTTAAGAACCTTGCGCCCCTTGCCTTCTAAAGCAGCCTCGCGCTCTGCCCGCATATTTTTCCACGCCAGCTCAAAGTCGTGTAAGTCTGAGAGCCACATAGCAGTAGCGGTTGTTGCCTCCAATTCATCCAATGCCTTCTTTGCGGCTACAACCGCCTTCTGATGGTCTTCAACGGCAGCAGCCTTCACACGATCCATTCGCAGGCGTAAGAGGTATTCATACGCATCCACATTTGTTGCCACCTTATCTCCTGAGAGCGCCGGCAGCTCATGGGCGATCATTGCCGCTACAATATCCTCGTCGGAAGCCCGCCGCAAATCAATTGTCCCATCTAGGACTGCCTGGAGGAACCGCGCCTTGGCATCCGCCTCTACAGCATCATGGCGTAATCGTTCAATCTCTGCGGCTCGTCGGCGCTCGTATGCCGCTAGGCGCGGCCCATAATACGCCTCCAATATATCTCCCACGCAGCCGTATTTCACGATCTTCAGATCCGTATCAAAGGCCACCATGTTACTCGTCCGCCACAAGCTTGTCAACTTGAACCGCTTTTCAAACTCTACTGGGTTTGTACGGATATCGTCATAGTAATCGGGGTCTAATTCCAAGTTGAACTTGACATCGATATGGTTGTAGAGATCTTCAAAGTTCTTAAGAATCGGTTTCCCATCCTCCGTCTTAGAGGCATCCGCTTTGCCACCTTCTGACCCGCCCACTTTGGCTCCTGCGGTTGTGCCCGCGACACACATCTCATCGAGGAAGGCCTTGTAGTCATGTGTCCAGGTGCCTACAGGCAGCTCCGTGATCGTTATCACGTGTTTGGCGTCGTCAAATGTATAGAGTCCCTTTGTTTGCCAGACACCGTCGGACACCAGCTGCACGGCCCCCTTGAAGCCGAGCCACCAAGGGCGCATGGCGAGATTCTCAAGCGTCTGTCGACGACCCTCAAGACGATCCCGCAGCAAACCCACGACCTCCTCGGGATTGTGCGGTGGGATATCCGTGCTGAATCCAGTGCCAATCCCAATACAGCCATTGATGACCAGTAGCGGGACGACGGGGAAGTAGGTCTCGGGTTCCACGAGTAGTCCGTCATCATCAATATGCTTCAGAATCGTGGCATCCTCTTTGCGAAGAATAGTATCTACAATAGCTTCCAGGTGCGTATGAATATACCTCGCAGAAGCTGCGTCCTTTCCACCCTGGAGGCGAGAGCCGAATTGTCCTATAGGAGCTAATAAGTTGATGTTATTTGCTCCCACGAACTGTTGGGCCATGGACGTAATAGCTGCCGTGAGAGACGCTTCGCCATGATGATAGGCTGCGTGCTCCGATACGTAGCCGGCCAGTTGTGCCACGCGCACTTCTGCCTTGAGGCCGCGCTTCAAGCAGCCAAACACGATTTTCCGCTGAGATGGCTTCAGGCCATCCATAATGGATGCGAGAGATCGTATATTATCCGCATTACTGAAATGAATGAGTTCGTCGTGAATGAAGCGGGAATAATCCACGCGCCCTGCTGCCCCTATAACAAGCATTCTCTGGGGATTATAATTCGCCAACCACTTTTTACGGTCGTCTGCCCTTTTCTTGGAGAATGCCATCGACATGGATTCATCAGTCTCGGCATCCCATGTATACTTGATTTCATGGAGCTTCTCAAACCATTCTTTTGCCTCTTCATCTGTGCTAGTGCCCAACCCTTTGTAGTATTTCAGATGCCAGCCGGCAACAGAGCCTCCAAGTTCCGTCTTCCAGGCATCAAACTCGGCAGGAGAGTAGAAGCTGCGCACTTCGGAGCGGCGTGTGGCCTTCAGAAGGGGTGTAGCGAGAGAGCAAATGAATCCGGCCTGCATGAGGGCGGGCCACTCTGTGTGAAACAAGTTCATCAGAAGACCCTTGATATGCGATCCATCCAAATCTTGATCGGCCATCACCATCACACGGCCATACCGGAGCGACTTCAAATCCTTATAGACCTTGGACTGCTCGAGGCCCAGAATCTTCTTAATGGCTGTCAGCTCCTCGTTCTTGGCGAACTTGTCGGCGGATACGTCGCGCACATTGAGCATCTTGCCTTTGAGGGGGAATACGCCCCACTTCTCACGCCCTACGACGGATAGTCCCGTAATAGCGGACGTAGCAGCTGAATCTCCCTCTGTGAGAATGAGAGTACACTCGGTGGATTTCGCCGTGCCGGCCCAGAGCGCATCGACGAGTTTCGGCATTCCACGCAATACGCGCTTCTTGGACCCGTCCGTTTTCTTCGCATCCTTGTTGGCCTTTGCATCCAGAATAGACATGGCCTCTTCTAGAAGTCCCAGCTTCACAAGCTGCGCCACCATCTTCTCGGATTTGAAGACGGATCCGAATTTTGCCGCAGGAGTTGTGAGTGTTTCTTTTGTCTGGGAATCAAAGGCGGGATTTACGATTGTCGCATTCACGAAGAAGATGACGGAATCCTTCAGCTGGCCCGGCTTCACCACCACCTTCTTCTTGGCTGCGTGTTCGCAGAAATCACCAATGATGTTGCCCACCACCTTCTCCACGTGCTTTCCGCCCTTTCGTGTATTGATGCCATTCACGAAGGACACGTGCTTCTCATCCGGCACTGAATCCTCTTCAAAGAGTTGACGGGCCATCACTGCAGCCACTTCCCAACGCTCCCCGCATCGCTCATAGGCAACAGATGTGTCGTCCTTCACGAAGAGCTTGACGAATTTCTCAAAGGTGTTGGATGTGATTGCGGCTCCGTTATAGGTCACTTTCACCTCTTTTCCAGCCATGGCCGCGAGTTCCACTACACGAGTGTGAAGAATGGAGATCATGTCGGTCAAGTTGAGGCCAGGGAAACGGGAGAGGTCAGGTTCATATGTAATACGAACGTAGCCTTTCGCTGCCCCGTCGGCTTTGACAGATGGCTTCCCCGCCACGGACATGTTATTCGTCCAGGTCTGCGAATACTTTTGGCCATGCTTGGGGGAGCGCGTTTCTACGGTGAAGCGCTTGCTAAAGATGTTGGTGAGTTTCGCTCCATAGCCGTTTTTGCCACCGACAATCTTCTCTTCCTCTTTTTTGTAGTTGCCGCTTGTGAGGAGGTGGCCAAAGATGAGCTCGGGCGCCCATACCTTTTCCGTAGGATGCATCTCCACGGGAATACCGTCACCGTCATTTTCTACAGAGATCACTGGCGCATCACCCCCCGTAAGAGTGACGTCGATGTGTTTGATAGGGGTCTTACCAGGCTCAGCACTGCGCACAAGAGCATCGCGCGCATTCACAATGATTTCATCAAAGAGCTTGTAGAAGCCTGGGTTGAAGGCCATTTCACGGTATGACATTTTTCCATCAAAGACCCATCTGCGCTCGGTATGCGTATCCGTGGAACCTACGTAGGTGTCAGGGAGTTCCAAGATGTGTTCGCGATGGGTGTGTTTTTTGTATGCGGCGGCGTCCATTCCTATACTAAGGGTGGGGGCTTACCCTGGTTCCAATTTTATGTATGCCATCCCATAAACAGGATGGAATATATAAAAGTAAAGCTCAATCTAAGTCGCTTCTTATGCTTTGACAAGCACAAGTAACTTGTTTTCCGTAGGAAAAGCAGTTACTCATGCTTTTACAAGCACAAGTAACTTGTTAGATTGAGCTAAAGCTCAATCTAAGTCGCTTCTTATGCTTTGACAAGCACAAGTAACTTGTTAGATTGAGCTAAAGCTCAATCTAATTCGCTTCTTATGCTTTGACAAGCACAAGTAACTTGTCATTATCCCATCCAGGTGACCACCTCGCCATATGTTCGCACATAACGAAATAAGAAGTAGTGCACTGCCCCAGTATATCTTTCAACTCTCTTTCATACTCCGCCTCCTCTGTTGCCCGAAAGATGTCCTCCACCACAAGAATACCACCCGATTTTAACAATGGGAATGCCTCTTTTACGATCCTTATTTGATCTTCCAGACCATGCGTGCTATCATCAATAATGACATCATAATCACCCCCCTGTTCTTGTAAAGCTCTTGCGATGTCTCCCTCCTTTTGAACATCCATCAAGCTACACCGGACTCTATCGGCCGTTATTTCATCCGCGTTCTTTAGAAAATCGGCATCTCTGTCAAACATTTCTATATGTGTATCGCTATGCGTAAAATAGGCATCCCAGAGCTGTGCACTTGCGCCTCCTGCCACGCCAATTTCTGCAAATCGGATTGCCTTGTTTTTCATAGAACTGAACAACATGGAATATACGGCAGTGTAGGGATGCCGGTGTGAAACGACATTGTATGGACTTTTGTCCGTGTTAAAAGAGCGCCCTTTTCTACACAATTCAGTGAATGCATCTGTAGAGTTTATCACAACCTTATCAATCATTCTATGGAATACTTTCTAACATCCTTTTAAGCAATGAAAGCCTCTAGAGCCCGTGGAGGATTCTATCCCAGTGTAATGACGGGTTTGATACGAACGGGTCCCTATTTCATGACAGCAGCTGCGGCACAAGCTTCTCGGCTTATCCGGAATAACAAGACCCGTATGAGCGGCCGGAAGGGCAGCCGGAAGACTAGGCGCCGCCGCACCAAACGCACCAAACGTTCCTAAGAATACGCAACATACCGGCAGAAATACGCGTTATAGGCATAAAGAGGTTTTCAGAAGGGGAATATAGAATGTCCCGCCCTAACGTGAATGCGAATGGCAATCTATTCGAAATTCGCACTGTGCAAGCTGGTGCTGTTCGCACGCTTATTGAGGCTCTCAAGGAGATTTTAACAGAGGCCAATCTGGAGTTTGATTCACAGGGTATCAAAGTCATGGCGGTAGATGAGACTCATACGGTTCTTGTATATCTCCGCCTCCATGCGGATCGGTTTGAGACATACTACTGTCCCGCCAAACACGTGCTCGGCGTGAATATGATTTATCTTTTCAAGCTGATTAAGACGATGGGGAATAATGATAATTTGACTCTTTATTTGCCTGCGTCCAATCCGAATAAACTCGGAATTCGCATGGAGAATTCGGAAAAGTCCACGGTTACAAATTATTTCCTGAAACTCTTTGACACGGATGTGGAGGACATTCAAATTCCTAACCTGAACTTTACCAGTATCATTCACATGCCGAGCGTGGATCTCCAGAAGATTTGTAGGGATATGAATGCGTTGGGGGAGAAGCTGGATGTGGAGATTACATCCTCAGGGTCCGATCTCATCTTCAAGTGTATGGGTGATTTTGCTGAACAGGAGACCATCATATCGGAGAAGAATAATTCCAATATGAAGGTCCATAAATTCGGGAATGGTGTGTCCGAAATTGTCCAGGGTATTTTCCAGTTGAAGCACCTCGTTCTTTTTACAAAATGTACGAGTCTGTGTCCCTCTATTGAACTGTATTTGAAGAATGATATTCCGCTGATTCTGCGTTATACGGTTGCGAATTTGGGAGAGGTGAAACTCGTGTTGGCGCCTATGAAGAATAAACAGGCGGCGGTTGTATAACAACATAAAGAGCAATTTGCTTAAATATAAAGGATGGATCCAGACTTTATATTTGATCTTATAGGATATGGCTTATTTTCAAATTCGAAAAAGCCGAGATATTACAAATGTTCTGTACACACAGGCCCCCTACGTGCCTTGTGTACCCCCTCTAACGCGCAGGAGGGAGCTGTGATAGTTCCCGCATCGGTGTCGCCAGGCAAAGAGGCAGAATGGTTGGCGGAGGCATTCAAGATGCCTACAGAGATTTCTTGAGCGCGGATATTTTAGACGCCCGACAATATCTCCCGTTTCTAGTATGACATCCTGGATTCAAGTGCCGCCCCGTAAGCCAGTGGAGAAGAACTCATTCCTTTTTGAAACGACGGAAGCTGGCTTTTGTTCGCAGTTCAATAACTATTTGTATTCGGCAATGTATGCAACTTCTGTCAATACACCCTTGTATGTAAATGACACGACCAATGCTGTTTCTCTGCGATATCCCCTCATAAAGAACACATTTGTCAACCAACCGAATGTAACGTTCACAGATACTCAGGTCCTTTCGGCCACAAGTCTTATGCGAAAATCTGCTTCCCAAAAAATCGCGGGAGTCCTATTACAGTATTTAAATAGGGTTGAAAAATCCAAATTTCGGGAAATGGCTCGTAAGATATTCGCGTGGAATCCTTCTCTTCTTCTGAAAATCCAGGCACGCCTGGATGATGCGTCATTCCCTGACGAGATAGATCTAGGTGTTCATATGCGTGCGGGTGATAAGATTATAACCGGTGAATCAAAAGATATATCTGTAGAGACATATATAAACGCTATTCGAAAATATCAGAAAGAGTCTAACAAAAAGGCTCTTACAATCTTCGTGATGACCGATTCCTCCGAGCGATTAGAAGAGCTCAAACGAAAAAAGGATTCTTGCTGGAACATTGTAACACTCGGATATCCCGTAAATGTCAAGGGGCATACGCAACGCGATTTCAACGCGGCGCCCTCTCAAACACGTATGAGCGCGTATATTGATTTCATGAGTGAGCTCTTTTTGATGCAAACACTTCCCCAAATTATTTGCACATATTCAAGCAATATCGGACAATTTTTATATCTGACAGCAGATGATTCCACATCTGTGGTCAGCATGGATATGCCCGTATTTAGTCCTGTGTAGGCCACGTTACATCTTTTTATCTACGTGGGGTGTATACAGAATATCTGTAGGAATGAGCCTCTGATGAAGTAGATGAATACCTGTAGGCGTATTATATTTTTCAGAATCCTTGTTCCACACTTTTATTACATAGAAGCCAACACGTTGGGTTCCATTCGGACCATTTATGATTTTTGGACTAATGCTTATTCCAACAATCTGGTCAGCTGCATCTAGCGTTGCCATATTCAGCATCGCGCCCAACGTATATGCCTTGTAATATTCGGCACCCTCGTCTGGCCCTCCGCGGAGTGAATAGCTGCCCCCGCGGATATTTTGGTAATTCTCCCAAAGGGGTGGAATCGGATCGCGCATACAGAAGAACATTCCTCTTTTTAATTTATCACCAAGTTCATTAAATACAGATAGAATATCTCTGGTAGTATGGACTTTTGCGATAGGATGGAATGTATCTAGTGTCCAGCGCTTCTCCCTTGGCGCATGGAAATATAATGTCCACGTGCCAGAAGGTAGAGGAGAATCTATATCCACTGACATTGTAAGTGGAGGGTTATACATGGAATAGCGGGTCAATTTTAAGCCCCTTAGTTGTTTTTCTTATCATCTGGTTCCACGGATGTTGAATCGTAGGCATTTAAATCTACAGGAGGTGTCTTAGCCGATTCCTCAGCCGATTCCTCAGCCGATTCCTCAGCCGATTCCTCAGCCGATTCCTTAGCCGATTCCTTAGCCGATTCCTTAGCCGATTCCTTAGCCGATTCCTCAGCCTCTTCTTCTAACTCCTCAGCTAATTCTATCGAATACACTATATTATTAAAAGATTCAATGTATGTTTCTGCTGTATCTGTCATGTAACGAATGGTGAAAATTCTATGAGGATCTAGAATAAGTTCTGAAGAAAGAACCCAAGCATATATGATGTGCGTCAAGCTAGGGGACTTCTGCGTATTATATACACGAATCGTCTCAATAAAATCAGTGAGATCATACATTACCTCATCATTTTCCAGGATTTCAATACTTAGCACGGGAAGAGCATGAGAAAACAGGGCATCGGAATCCCCCCAAGCTGTGAATTTACGCGTATCGGGTGAATATACCCATATAGGAGTAGCAGATCTAGGTGAATATAAATTTACCTTGTTTTCTATATACGGAGTATTGACATTCGCAAAGAAAATATAATTCGTCGGCACATATACGCTCTGAATAGCCTTATATACCTTTCTACTGAAAAGTATAGTATTTTCTATAAAATTCATGAAGCGGTTACATATACACATGGCAGATAATAAACACCAAGTCATTCTAGGTGTAGAAGGCGAAAATGCCTTAGGTCATGTGCTTCATGGAACCAACAGGGGGTATGCGATAGCATCCACAGGGGTTTTTACGACATACGCTACAAGAATTACCCGATATAGGAGGGCTATATACAGTAGGCGTCGCAGCTTTTGTAGGCTGTGTTACAAACATGATCCACCCGATAAGGAGAATTACGAACGGGAATAGAAGTAGCCCCCAAGCTGCGAGAGATGCCCCATATTCACACAGAACACCCATCAATAATACAGAGACTACACCGGCCACCGCATGCCCAGGTAAAAGTTCATAATCATGTCGGAGAAGGTCTACAAAAAGAAGGCTTACAAAGATTGCGGCGGTGGCTATTGTAGGTGTACATAGAGCATTCATTCTACAAGATACAATATCTTTTTTTTACGAATCTGCCTTTTTTACAATAATACGATTCTTCACATCGCTCCACGTTCCGATATTCATAAACTCCCCGTCCTCGTTTGTCATATACACATTTTTATCGGTATCACGGTAGTATGTTGCACCCCTATATTCAAACTCTTCTAACTCTCCTCCCTCCTCCTCTTCCTCATTTTCTTCTACACAACCCTCCTGTTCTTCCTCCTGCTCTTCCTGCTCCTGTTCTTCCTCCTGCTCTTCCTGGTCGAATTCTTCCATTACCTCCGCCAAAACCTCTTCTTCATGTACATTGTCCTCCTCCTGTTCAAGAGCTTTACGAGCACTACTGTTCAAAAGCAGACGGTCAGCTTCGTTAATCCTTTCAGGAGTCGGGTCAACAAGAACAATCTCTCGCTTGGGAATCACTTCGATTCCCGTTAATGGATGAGGCATAATAAGAGGCGGCATGATAACAGTATTCGAGGAATCGGGTGCGGGGGCATACGACTTTGTCTCACGCAGCTTTAGAATCTCCTTTTCTAGAGAATCAATTCTAGATGCCATCTGCGACAGTTGTGTATTTGTTTGGACAGATGTATAATTCTGCGCATATTGAACTATCCCTTCGATCCGTTCATGAATGGTGCGTTCAAGATCTTTTAGAAGCTGGCACACTGTAGTTTCTGACATCTCTATACCAGTAACTACCCTGTATGGCTCGTCAATTTTAGGTGTTTTAGTCCAAGCCCATGTTTAGATCACATAAAATTGAAAGTATTATTTAGATTAAAGCTTAACTAAAATGATAAGACAGCAGAGAATATTTAGAATAAGTAAAGATGATTTACTTAGTCAAATGAATGCTTATAAGATAACAGATCAACTAACGGGTAATTCAACTGCTGCGATGATAGGGCGATATTGGAAAAAATCGCTTAGAACTGGCACGTTTGAAATTACAAGGACTGGATTATTAAGAGAGGCTACATGGGCTAGAAAAAATGGGTTGATTGAATGGTCTGTGATAGTTTCTAACTGGGCTGAACTGGCAGAAGTCTAACGTCGCCCGCCGCCACCGATTTTTATATTCATCACTGTATCTAGCGTAGACTCTCGCTCTTTGAGAGGCTTACTACGTTTAAGGCGCAGACCTTCTTCTACAGATCTCTGCTGATGCGAAGGAATCGCACCAGGCTGCTTTTGATTCATATCGAAAAAGTCAATCGGCTTTGTGTCAATGGATCCGAGAATACTCACCATAGGTGGCATATGAACATCTACTCTCACCTTTTTCTCTCGGATCGTGGAACGAAAGGTTTCGATAGACATGGGCCCTCCAAATAGCTTGAGACTCTCACGGGCAGGCGCGGGAAAAATACGCCCTTTCGCATTGGCGTCGTATATGCGGTGAAGAAGCGCCATGCGCTCCCAGCGAATGTGAGGATCCAGGCCCTCCGTAAGAAGATACGAAATACCACATTCGGGCGAACAAAAATTCCCGTAAACCATATACACCATATCCACTTCTCGTTCAGGAATAATACATGGCTGGTGGTCAAAGGTGTGCGCGCACCAAAAACATGCTATATCTGTCTTGTCAGGGAGAAGGCGCTTTTCTGAATAATCTTTAAACTGAACCATGAGATTCGCCTTTGTGAAACAGGGCATTGATTTTGTAAAAAGTTCTGTGGGGGCGGGTTCAGACTCTTTTGGCGTTGTTACAACAGGAGTAGCGACTTCCACTTCCTGTTGCCCTGCTACGAATACATCCCCATCCGCGGCATCGTAGGGAGCTGGATCTACCATAGAGGGGGGTGTAGGGTCATACCGAAGGGGCTGGTCATGAAAGAGCACCTGGCTCGTTTTTATAGGGAGGTGTGCTATAAGCGGGCGACGAGGTTCTGGATTAAAAGAACCATCTATCCCATCGGATGTAACCACCGCTACGATTTTGACGGGCTTCTTCGCGGGCTTTTTTTTAGTAGCCACAGGCACAGGCACAGG